AAGGTCGAGTCCTCATTACTCAGCGCGCTGTCGATGTAGGTTTCTAGCGACTCCTTGTCGATCGACCCCGTGTCCTGCACCTCGGCTGCGACATACAGCGGCTGAAGCGTGGCGTTGTCCAGGTCAGACTCAGTCAACACCGACCCATCTTGGAAGTCAATGATCGGAGCGTCGGCAGGAGTGCTGCGCTTGATGCGAATCTTCTGACCGCTCGCCGGGACATAGCCGAACTTGAAGCGGATCGCCGTCGTGCCGATCAGCTCGTAGTCAGTTTCAAGCGTCTTGGTGACCAGGTTGTCCAGATCCGGCCCGACCTGCACGGTGATGTGCGTGGTCAGCAGATAGTCGAACCCGATGTTGTAGGTCGTGGACTGCGTGCCGGTGGCGGTGTAATCGTTCTTCGCGTTGAAGGTCATCGCTTGATGAGGGGGATGAGTTGCTCAGGCAACGCCCCGTTGGAGAGCGCGTTGCGGTTGTATTGCTTGGCCTGTACATCGTGGCGCAGGTCGGCGAACTCCTGAAGAGTGATCGCCTTGGCGCGCGCGCGGTACTTGGAAATGATACGACGCAACGCGGCGATGCGCGGTGAGTCGAGTTCGTCGTTGCCGACCATCGATAGCCTTTGGTATCCGGGCGACTGAATCGCGCGCTTGAGGGATTCCTTCATGGTCAGGCCGTTGATTGTTACCAGGCCGTGCAGCTCAAGGAATCTGTCGTATGCGCTTTGCTTGCCGTTGTCGTAATCGTCCCAGCGCAGGCCGTCGATGCGCTCGTCTGGCGGAGAGAACGGTGCGCCGATCTGCGCAAGCTCGCGGTTGACAATGTCATCCTCCACATCGGTGTATGCAAGCGGCGACAGGAAGTCGGGGCCGATGCCGCGCGCCTTCTCGATCGGTGCGCCGAATAGGTCGCGTCGAGCTTCGAGGCCGAACACCTTGTTGCCGAACGGCAGCGAGCGTTGGAAACTGTCAAGTGCGCCGCGCACCTCCAGCAGGTATCGGTCATCGCTGGCGTATGGGTTGATCGCCTGACCAGTGAATGAGCTGAACGGAGCAAAGCCACGAGCGAGCTGCTCGGTCGCGCGGACAAAGGATTGCTTCGGCTTATCTAGCGCGCTGATCAGCGTGGTCAGACCGGCTAGATAGGTCTTGCTCTTCAGGTTGTCCATGATCGCGATCGCCGTGTTGGACAGGAAGTCCGGCGTTTGGTTGAGATCGCGCTGGCGGTCGCCGAGTTGAACGGAGTCTGCGACCACGCTCAGGAATGTAGCGAACGGGTCGAAGCGGCGATAGCTAACATACTTGCCATCGATCCTGATCGAGTGCGGCATCCAGCCTTGCGCTTCGAAGAACGCGCGCTCGTCGGGGTCAGCCGGGCCAGCACCAGTCAGCATCGGAAGGCCGTTTTCGTCTTTGACCGAGGCATACATTGCCGCGACTCCAACCATGCTCATGCCGGTTGCCAGTCGCCCAGCTACATCCGCAGCCTGCCCAGGATCGAGAGCTTCCCCGCGCATCTTCCGAATCATCGCAGCGGTTCCGTCCGATACAGCCCCGAAGCTGCGATCGAGGAAGAACTGCAACAGGTTGGTCGGCGTGCGCAGGAAAGGAGTAATGAATCGCAGCAGCGGGTGGTGCTGCACGATGTCGCTGTAGCGCGCGGTGATGCCTGCGATCTCGCCGCGCATGCTGCGCCCGGTGATCATTGCAGTCAGGCCGCGCGATCCGTGCGACTTGTCAAGAGCCTGGGTAAATGTGGCGAAGCGAGCTTCGCGCGCTGCGTCCTGAGCGGCCTTGCCTACTTCCTGATCCCAGTTGTCAGCTACGAACTTAGCTGCGAACTCGTTGAGCTTCTTGCCGTCCAGCCCGTCTGCTCGGCCTTGCCGCATGCCCTGCGCATGCAGCGTTTTTCGGGTGTACATCTGCAAGTCTGCGAAGACTAGGCGCGTCTGCTCTTCGATGTACTTCGCGCGCTCTGACGAGTTGCTGTAGCGGCGGAACGCGATGTCGTGAATGTTGCGCTCCATCCGGCGACTGTATGCGAGCTGCTTCCAGAACTCATCCTCAGTCATCAGCAGGCGCGATGGGATGTTGACCACCTTGCCGAGCGTGTTCAACGCCATGCCGGGGATTGTGTCTGCCCCCATGAGCTGACCTTCTGCGCTGATTGCGCGACGCTGGGTGGGCATCTCGTACACGCCAGCGTCACCCAATAGCTGCGCGGCATCGTCGCTGTACGCTCGCGCAGCCGAGTCTAAGCTGCGCTTCATGTGGTTCATTGTCGAGAACAGCTCGCTCAGGTGACCGGCTGCACGCTGCCCGTTGCCGGTGAACGCGGAGCCAAGCGCGCGCTCAATCGGCATAAAGATCGACATCAGTAGAGCCGAAGTGTTGTTGACCGCGTGCGTAATCGGGCCAGACAAGATGTTGTTCATAAAGAACTCCGGCAGCATTGGCAAGCGCGTAGGCTTCTTGCCAACCAAGATGCCAGGAGCCGCTTGCTGCGCAGCAAGCATCCGCTGTCGCAACTTCTTGGTAGCCATCTTGCGACCACCTGCGGACTTCAGGATTTCTTCTGCGTCCATAGCTCCGATCTTTGCTGTCGGAATAGTGACATCCACGCCGGAAGGTCGAATGCGCTGCTCGCCTAGCATGGTCGCGAGCTTGGCCTTAGCGTCGCCGATCTCCTCGGCCACTTGCAGGATGACCAGGTCATCTCGCTCTGCTTTCGCTAGGTCAATATCAGTGCCGATGAAGCCGCCGTCCTTATCGAACAGCTTGGACACTCGCTCGTAATGCTGGTTTTGCAGCGTGGCAAGTACCTCGCGCATCACTGTCAGCTCTTCGCCGACATCGCCGATGCGGTCGGACAGTCCGCCCTGCTTAATCGCGGCGATCATCGCGCGGGGAGTCGGCTCGTTCAGGTAATCTGAAAACTCCACCAGCCTGTCGATCGCCGCCTGGTGACCCTCGTGCAAAGTGCGAACAGTGCGCGCCGAAGTGCGCACGCGCAGCACATCCTTAAACATCTGCTTGACATCTGCTCGCGTGTTGACGCGGTCGAGGTCAACTACATCACGAGGATCTCGTGCTTGGCCGCGCGGGTTGCCGTATGGGTCTGAACCCTCCGCAGCTTGGTGGTAGACATTCGGGTTATTCAGATCCCACTCGCCGTGATTATCTACGGCTTTGAACTGACCCTGCTCGAAGATGACATAGATGTCATCTAGTGGGCCATCGTCGTAAGTGTTTTTAAAGATCGCGCCGTCATGCCCTTCCTTTTTAGCTTTAACCAGCAGGTCGTAATATGTCTCCTCTCGGTATGAACTTCCCTTGAAGTCGAACTCCAGGGGGTTTTCCATGCTGATGAAACCAGCAATATGTGCGTACTCGTAATCATCGGCATTCTCATCGAACTCCTTGCGGATGCTGCGCAACTGATCATACGCAAGCTCATAGCGCGACTTTGCTTCACCCTCGATTTCATCTAGCCGCTTAATCACGCGATCGATTTGACGCTCCTGTGCGTCCGTATACTTAACGCCAAAATCTATGGGTCGAGTAATCCCAGGCTGCTGATCAACGAGTGCTTTGAGGCTTTCCTTGAGGTCAGAGATGTGTCCATAGAACTGATCGAGATAAACATCGTCCATCTCGGTTTCGATTCTATTAATAGCCTCATCGGTTTCTTCGCTCTGCCTCCATCCACCCAGCTCCGGCATGTACTCCATCGTGCCTGCTTCGAGATCGGTGCTGTCTAGGTATCTGTCATCAGCAGTCAGGCTGCGGTAACTCTTATTCGGATCGAAGATGTTTTCATCAAAGTTTCTTTCGAGGCTGCGATCAAAATCGTCATAAGCACCTTTAATAAAATCTCTCGCGCGGTCTGGAAGATCCGCAAATGATTTGTCCGTAGCGATCGCCAGGATGCTTTCCACCTCATGCTTCATCGTGGCGATGAAAACCCCATAGTTAGTTTCCGCTCGACGCACATAGTCGCGCGTTTTCGGCGTTTCGCGCTGCGCTCCGTAGGATTGATATGTATCGCCTTTGCTGAAAAAGAAACCCTCTCCGGCAGATGGAACCCTGGTGTTTTCTTTAAGCCTTGAAAAGTCAAAGACATCATTCTGCAACTCGCCCATTGCAAGCCCGTGCTTAACAACTAGCGGCGAGTTTTCGTCGTCAACAACCTTGCTGTTTCCGAACCAGCGGACGAAGTTTGGATTGTCAAGCGCAATGTCACCAGCCTTCCGCGCAGGCTCTGGCGTTTGGTAAAGAAACTCTTCGACGCTGCCACGCTTTGCGTTCTTAGCTAGGACGAGTCCGCCGACCTGCACAACCTCGTCCGCTGCGATGATCGGCTCCATGGTGTTACGGTCGTAGAAGTACGAGTGCCGCTCGGGATCCATGCCAACCTGCGTCCAGGCCGGGTCGTTGATTGCCTCGTCTGCAATGCGCTTGGCCTCCGCGCTGTTGGTTTTGACATAGTCACCCTTGACTACTGCGATCGTAGACTTCGCCTTGCCAGCCGCGATGCGCTCGGCCTCAGATTCGACTACGCCGAAAGTGGCGTTGTTAACGCGCGCAACGCTGTCGTATCCGATGATCGCGCCTGCGCGGAAGTCCTCGTCTGCCTGCGGTCGCAGCTCGCCCTTCTTGCGAACAGCTTGTTCATGCACTGACACAACGAAAGTGCCGTCCTTGCGGTACGCGCTAATGTCGATGCGCAGGCCAACCTTATGACCGGCAGCCAGCTTGCGAGGCGCGCCGACCAGCTTGCGCTGGTTTGTCTTTAGCGCGCTCCGCAGGCTCTGTTGCGTTGCTGGCTTCGGAACTTTTTTGTACGGGAACACCGGGGCCAGTTCCTGCACGCCAGCATCAAACTCCTCGCGACCGATTTGACCGTCGCGGAACTTGCGCACTAGCTGCGCCAACCCAGGCACGCGGCCAGACTTGACCGCCTTAGCGGCGACCGGCAGCTCCGTGATATCAGGCTCGCCTACTCGTCCCCGGTCGGGTCGATCGATGAGGGTTGCTTCTGGTCGGGCAGCCGCATTGCCTCCGGCAGCGGCTTGTTCTGCAACTGTTCCGGCTCGCCATTTTGTTCCGAGCCGCTCGTTGATTGTCCATCCGTACTTTGTGGCGACTGATACATGCGCTGCATAGACGCGAGAGTCATACCGCCGTAGTACATCTTCAACTTCCCGCCGCGCGGTTTGACCGTAAGTTTCTTCGAGGTAGTCAAGGGCGTCTTCTCCGTTTGGATTCCGTTGCCAGTCTAGCTGACGATTGTTGACATGGGCCATAAACATCCGCTGTTTGCCCGTGTTGGTAATGCGCTCGCCGTACAGTTCGTCGGCGACGCGCTGCATGGCGGTCTGCCACTTGGTGTTGTCAAGCGGACTGTCCTCCATGCGCAGCAAGTGCAGCCCTTCATCGGTTGGCACGACCTGCGTCGTGCGCAGCACTTGCTCGGCGACATCGTCGCCAAGGTTGGATCGCAGCATGTCCACGCCCACCGTCGCGAAGTCGCGCATGTCATCTGCGGTGGCTGCGCCATCAAGATCAAGGCGCACCCCGTTTGACCCCTTCTTCGTGATAGCCGTGGTCTGATAGCGCGTGTGCCAGGCAAACTCGTTTTGTCGCAGCAGGATTGCCATGGCGACCGCATACTGATCGGCGCGCATAGCCCCCTGCTCGTTGAGCATATGCACGGCTCCCTTCTGGCGCGCACCGGCTAGAAGACTTCCAGTCATCGGTGTCACCTCGCCGTCGAAGTAACGCTCGGCAGGCGTATCGTGAAACTGTAGAGCCTTGAGGTCTCGTGCGACTAGATCAACGCCTTTGCTATCGCGCAGCGTCGAAAGCGTATCCGCGTGCAGATGAATGCGCTCGGCGACTGGAGCATAGACAGCCTCCGGCATATGCGCCGCCGCCGCCGCAGGACGAGTTTCGATGGCCTGCCAGGTGGCCGTATCTTTCAGGGCATCGACAATGTTGTAGTTTGCCGTGACCTGATCTTTCTTTTCCGGGCTAAGTTTCTTGGTGGCGACCCACATTGCCGCCTGCACTTGATCATTCTGCCAAGCCTCATCTCCCGGCTTCAGCTTCGCATTCAACTCATCGCGGATGTCCTCGATGATACTGACAATGAAGTCGCGCTGCCTCGGGCTTGGAGAATCGACCTTGTAGTCGAACGCCTTCATAACCCAGACATCGATCGTCGGGAAGTCCGACTCCATCTCCTCATCGATCGCGCGAATCAGATCGTCGCGGAACGCTGCAACCTTGAAGCCTTTGTTGAAGGCTTCTTCCATAGCGCGGACGGTGCGCTCGATCGTGTCCTCCTTCAAGCGCGCGATGCCCTCCACACCTTCAAGGTCAACGCCTGCGTCTAGGGCTTGCACGGCGCGCGTGGCCTGCACTAAGTTTTCGCGCACGCTCTTCCGCGGCGACAGCTCGGCGATAACGGCTGCGATCTGTCGCGCGCGCTCCTTGTCGCCACCGGCCATCTGCAAGATGCCCTGGGCAGAATCGCGATACCACATGCGACCGTAGTCGCCGTCTACCACGCGCTGTAGCAGACGCTTGCGCAGCGCGCCGAAAGCCTGCGGCGTATTGATGCCGTTAGGCGCGCCGATGTATCGGCCCTTGCCGTCGCGTGGATAGCGCGCCTCTGCGTCCTGAAACAGGTACGCTGGCTCGTCCATACTTGGCCGGAACGGACGCGCCTTTACTTCTGGGTCGAACGGATGGCGATCGGTCATGCGATCGAACACAGCGCGCATCTCATCGCTAATGTCGATGTCGATCGAGGAGCCGGTCAGCGTCTTGTAGACATCGCGCATCCAGCGCGAGATCGCGGCAAACATGCCGTTCGTTTTCTCGTCATCGATGCCGCCTTCGTACAAGTACTTCTCGTACCCTCGGGCGAACTTCTCTTCCGCGTCGCGCGTCCATTGCCAACTACCGTCAGCTCGCTGCTCTGCGCCAGACCACTTGGCTGCGGAGTTGATGGTGTCATCGTCGATGCCGAGTCGCGACGCAGCGTCGATGTCAAGGTCGAACAGGAAACGGCGCGCCACATGGGCAAGCTCGTGTACGCCGCTAGAAAAGTTCGGGGTCGCGAGGGCCTGGATAACAGCATCGCCTTCTTGCGTAAACTTCACGCGCGCATTGCCAGTACCTTCAGCAGACTCAAAGAAGATGCGACTGCGGTCTAGGCCGAGGCGATCGATCATCGCGTCTGTCGCGGCAGCCTGCGGAGTGTTCATCCCGAACTGCTCGCGCAGCACAGCCTGCAACATGTCATCCGCTGCGGACACGGTCATGCCATCAGTCAGCGGGATAACCGCCTCCTCGACCGACTTGCCGTTTGCGATCGCGCTCTTCGACTTGCGGAAGGCGCGGAACAGGCCCATTGTTCCCTCGATCGCAGAGCCTACGATGAAGCCTTCGAGGATGTTCTTAATCCGCGCGTCGGCTGCTGTGTCATCTGGGTCGGTCGCGAGGTACTCTGTCAGCGGGTTGCGAAGAGCCGGGACTTGCACGAGGAAATCCGCTAGGCGTTCCTCGCTCTCGTGCAAAAACACCGCAGAGGTAATCGCGTCAGCGGCAGAGATCTTGCCGAAGGTCGCCGCGCCGCGCTTAACCTTGCCAGCCTTCGCCAGCTTTTCGCTGTAGCCCAGGGCTTTACTTGCCGCCGACAGTCCCTTACTAACGCCTGCGAACGGCAGGCCGAAGTGGACTAGACCTTCGAGAAGGCCGCCCCCGATTGTCTCAGACCTGCCGAGTAGACGCTCGTCATAGTCAGGCAGGATGTCGAACGCGAGCATGTCGGCAAATCCATACGCGCCCTGCACAGCTCCCTCGATGCCACGAGGGATCGCCATAAGCAGGTCAGCCAAAACGCTCGGCTCATCTTTCTCTTGGTTCGGCTGCATCGACTGCGCGCCACCCTGAGATTCCCCTAGTGCGCCGTAAAGAGGCTTGTAGTTGTCGTATTGAAATGCCACAGCTTTGTCTCCTAGTTATCCAGCTTGCTGCCGTACAGCTTGACAGCTTGGTACGCTTGAAACTTTTCCATCAGCAAAGCGGGTCGTTTCGAGAGTGTCGGCTCGTCTCGCTTAAGTCGCGTGCGCATCTGCTGCGGCAGAGCGCGCCACATGTTTAGGTAGGTCTCGCCCGTCGCGTTTTTGAAATCTTCGGCAGACTCGAAAAACAAAGTGGTTCGCGGGTCGAAGCGCATTGGGTCAACCTCCAGATACTGGCCTCCAGTTCCAATAGGAATCTGGCCGGTTTCTAGAACTTTGATTGAGATGCCGGTAACCCGCTTGTTGTAGATAAAGGTTTGCGTGAAAAGCCTCGCCTCTCTCAAAGGGTTGCCGCTACTTATGTCCAGCTTTTGTTCGCTCCTGTATCGAGCCGAAGACTCGTCTTCGTTTGCCATCAAAAACTCGTTTGCGCCGTGACCATCGGAATATCGACCTTTCGACACCACTAGCCGACCATCTTCTAACGCCTTGTCTAGCTCCTCGGGGGCATGCATTGCCTTCCATTTCAGCGCAGCGTCTTGCTGAGATTGCACTTCATCCGAGGGTTCCAATGCCCCTGCGTCAGTGAAAGCCCACCAGTCACCCATCGCAAAGCTCTGGTTGTACGCCTGATAGCTAATCGCGGGCCTGTCCTTAAAAATAGTCGCATACCAGGGAAGCTTATCTTGGCGCGCGCGATCGAGCGCGATCGGGTCTGGGTCCGTGAGATTCAACTCTTGGAAACCGCCTCGCCCGTTAGGAACGGTCGCGATGTAATCTCCTTCCGCATTGCGAGAAACAGGGGTGAGCAAGCCAGCCTCGTCAGCCCTCTTGACAGTTTCCGCGTCGGTTGTCGAGGCGATGTCGAAACTCGCGTCGCCGACACCTCGCATCAAATGATTAGCTAGAACCTCGTCGGTTACCTGAGCGATTACTCCATACGGACCACCAAGCTCTGCGTCAAGATCCTGGTCAGTCAAAGCGGTCGGCTGATTGAAAATATATTCAGCGACTTTCTTGATCACCTGATCCTGCAACTTCTGAAAATCTCTTGGATCTATGCCAGTTGCATCTTCGCCTTCAATCGAAACACCCCTTGGCTGCGCCGTGAGTTCCTGCTCGATTTTCGTTTGAGCAAATCGCCAAGCCTGTCCAATCACGCCTTGTTCCTGCTGACCGTAAAGCCTATTG